AAATTCAGGCAATGTCCGGTGACTTCTCTTTCTCTGATTGTGGCACCATTGAAAAGGTTGAGCTGTTGGACGATGGCACTTACCGGCTTACTATGGAGAAGCGAACAGATACGGATTGGACTACATTAGAGGAAAACGACGTATTATGTTCTATCGTTAATTCGCTGTTGATCGGAGGTACCGACTACTATACTTCTTGGTTCAGACCAGTATCGAAAAACCGCAATGATAATACTATCACTGTAGTTCTTTATCCCGACAGCGAAGTGCCGGGCGGCAAGAACTACCCACCGGTTGAAGGGTATAATGTGACTCGCAAAGGTAATGCGAAAGTACCGGATGCTGGTGAAGCTCCGAACGAGCGTGCTCAAAGCTGGCTGCTTTCATCCCGTGAAGGCAGGATCATGTTTTTGCAGAATGTATTCAAACCGATTCTCGAAGATTACAACTATGCGTTGACTCTTGGGCGCTTTCCCAACGTAAAGATGATAGAGAAGCTTCCTATCGGCTCTACCGACGTCGGTGTCATGGCTAAAATCGGTGTTTTTGAAAAGATCTATGAAGCTGACTGGAATGGAACGATTATCCCTAAAAAAGTGGATCGAGGTGAATGGTCTTTGGAAACCGCCCAGGGAGATGAACCTTACCGATTTGTAGACTATGAAACTCTTTTAGAGAATCAGAAGGTAATAACTACACTGGAACAGCATACTGCTTATCATTATGGCTGTAAATGGGGATGCCTGATTGATAAAACGACTGAAGAACCTAAATGGAACTCCGCCGGTTGGGTATTGCTCGAAGGGGATAAGAACTACTACTTAGATTTCATTGCCCCCGGTAGCGCAAAACGCGGTCAAGTAAATATGGATATAACTGCATGGATTAAATACGCCAATCGTGACATTACTAATGTGTTACTGGCTACTACAGGTGTGTCGATAGAGTGGCTTCGTGATACCGGTAATATTCCAGCTGATAATAGCTGGAAGCCTGTCTATGTGGACGGTCAAAAGAATGTGATACACATTGATAACACTGATGAGCATGGAGTAGGATTAGGTTTTGGTTATGATTATCAGAGAGTCAAGTTTATTTGCCGGGTATTTATTCCGGTTGGCGAAGATATTGAGACAGTAGAAAATTATGTTGGATTTAGAATATAAAAAAGATGGCTATACAAACCCAACCCAAAGACGTACAGGTACATATTGATCCTTATTCTTTCCTGGCAGAGATACAGGTTCTATCCGGTAATCCTGTACAGAACTATAACAAGGATACGAACGACTACGAGCCGGATCGCTCGCTTATTCCTTGTGTACTCATGCCTTACATTTCGGTGCAGGACCCGGAAGGTTTGATGAATGGCAGTCAGGCAATTACCGGTGCCGAATGGTATGAAGGTGCTCCAAAATCAGATGGCAGTAATCGTATCGTTAACAATGATGATTATGTCATATCTGCCACAGGTAAACCTACTTATTCTTTGACGGTAAAGAAGAATGTGGATTATAACAATCCGATAGAGTTGCATTGTATCTTTTCTATCACGGACAAGCGAAAGAATACCCAGGAAAAGTTTGAGCGTAGCATTGTGCTTCGTACCAGTATATTTGACTCAAACAATTACTCTTTGAAGATCAACCGTCCCAAAGGCTGGACAATCAACCCTCTTGAGGTGGTGCCAAACAGTAAGGGCGAATGGCTGTATGATATAACCGCACAAATATACTCCGGAGAGGATATCGTGGCTGATGCCAATGCCGCTTTCTGGTGGCAGATACTTGACGGCACAACATGGCGTGACTTTACCGATGATGAATTAGAGGTCTTTGTCTCCGGTAAAAATGCAGATGGTACCTGGAGTAAAACACTGACGCTCGATGCCCGATTTTTCAGGAATATTTCTGTCCGTGTTCGTGGAGCGTATTATACTGGTACGCGCCCATCTTCTCCGACTTCGGACGAGATGCAGGCGACGACTTCCATCAAAGTGGAGATGCCGGGGACATTACGTGCCGACATTCGGCAGACGAAAGGTATCAAGATCAACTCTCGCATGAATACCACTGTAGGTTACGAGTGCATATTGTCTTACAACAAGCGGCTGATTGACAGCAGCAAGGACAGCCTGTTCGTGATTGACTGGTACGCGAAATCCGCCAAGGCCGGCAGTACGGCAAAAAATGTCGGTCGCGGCAGGACGGTGGAGTTCGTGCCTTCCGCTTATTCGTTCGATCCCTTATATCCCATATCGGTATATGCTTCAGTGAGGATGTACGCGGTAACGGCATTGGTGACTACGAGCGACAATAAAGCCCTCACCACGGGTGACGGCAAACTGATTATCACATCTAAATATGAATAGCTTATGAATTATCTGTTAGTGAAACCTGAAGAACTGGACGGGCAGGGTTACGATTACAAGTATGCGGAACGTATTCCGGACGGCCGTGTAATCCTGCCGCTCAGTGCTTTGAAGGTGCTTTCCAATTTCAGCCCTGAAATCCTTTCGGATGACAAGTTGAAAGCGCTGATTAAAGAACAACAGGAAAGCGGCCTTTATGATCCTCCCCAAGAAAATGAGGGCAACAATAGTGAAGAACCGGTAACTGGTGGAAGCAGTAATGATAGTGAATCTCCGGAAGAAGATATCACTACTGAAGAATCGACCGAAAACCCAGTTGAACAGGAAGGGGGTGATGTATGAATCTTGAAGGAAGTTTTACCCTTATTGCTTTAATGGATGGTACAACAATAAACGGAACACTTCGTGTAGAAGGCACTCCGCTTGTACAGAGGTATAATAAAGGGACGGTTGTTTTTATACCGGACTTTACTGCACTACCCGAAAACGGCCGTCCGACTGTCGTTGTTATTCTGCGTGATATTTCTGACGGTAGCATTCTTGTACCCAATACGATTGAGTATCGTTACAATGACTTGTTATTGACATTTGACAATAACGGTTTGTCTACGAACTCCGGTATGGTCGGTTATTTCAAGAAAATAGACGCTTACAGTACTACCATTGGCGGAGCTACTTATAAGGTACCGGCTCTGCGTGTAATGAAGAATCTTGTACCCATATCCGGGTATGACAATGACCGGATCACTGTTTCAGGTACTGTTGAAATCTCCGGTTCCTCTATCGGTTTCAATGCGTTGTCCAAGGAGGTTGTCATTCAGGAATCCACCGGCAACCAATACGATGTCTTGATTTCGAATAACAAGGGGTCTCAGCTTCTTACGGCCGGGGAGTCGTTAACTGATACAGTCCGTATCTTTAAGGATGGCGTTGAAGTCACTGACTACACCGGCTTTACTTTCCAGTGGGTGAAAATGCTTGGAGCAGGTGACACGAACTGGGGTACATCTCGCACTCAAGTGGTTTCTACCAATGATGTGGATAACGTACTTAAATTGCGCTGTGATGTGAAGAAAGACGGTTCATTGGTTGCCTCCGGCTATGATGAGATTACTGACTTTTCTGATCCCTATTACGCACTGCTCAAGATAACAGGTATCAGTGGAAATGTGGTTAAAAAAGGCGAGACTGCAACAGTCACACCGGTAGCGGTAAAACGTAGCACAGGTGAGGAAGTTCCTTCGCTCATTACAACCTGGACATTCTCTCTGAAAGATAACGCCGGTGCCGCATTCATCCTTACTGGTAAGAGTGCCGCCACATTTACGGGAGCCAATGCGAAGATTACCTTTGAAGACATGGTTCGTGCTAAGATGGGTTTATCAGGCTCTATTAGCGGTACTGCATAAATTGTATGATAATATGATACTGACAGAAACATTCTATTTGGTTGCTGAATCTGAACGCCTTTGGATTGGTGTCAATCCAGAGACGGTATCTTTGGATGCTAATAACGTACAGGCTGCACCGTTACAAGTCCGGTTCTGGGCCGGTGAAGGGAGTAATAAGGTGGCCATGTCTGCCTATCTCACGTTCAGGGTTGAAAGTGTTGTAGGGAGTAGTGTCACGAAGTTGTTTGAGGACAAACCTGTTTCAAAGGTCAGTTCTTATAACTACACTATTCCTTCAGATCAGTATGCTACCGCTAACCGTATCAGTATCTATGCTTATGAGGATGTTGCACGGACGAAAGAGATTGATAGCAAGCAGGTGAACATTATTGCCGCCAATCCTACGCCTTTTCCACGCCCGGAACCTTGGTCTGCTGATCTTGTTTACATGAATGGTGAGTACTTAATGCATGATGATCAGGAGGGTGAAGATGAGGATGTCCTGTACATGTGGACCAGTCGTGTACCTGGAAATACGGAGATCAGCCCGAAAGAGTGGATTGAAGCCCATCCGGAAAGTGGATTATGGACGCCATATCCTTACTCTACTTTATTGGCCGGCCGGATAATTCTCGGTAAGTTTGGGATGATTGATTCTGCTGTCTTCCAGAATGGATATATGATATCGCAGCAAGGTATTGATGCTTCAGGCAATCCTACCAATGATTACCGGAAATTTGGAACAACCGAATTTACTCCTAATCTTATGCTTGATTTTAAATATGGAGGTTGCGAATTATCTGGTAATATAAAGAGAGGAATATCGATTATTGAGTCGGGGTATGCTCATCGACTGCTTGCTAAAAGCAATATTTATGTGGTGAAGAGCGATAGTGATACTTTGCTTATTCTCTATTTCAGTCCGGGTTCAAAATCATTCGGAACGGAGTTAACCGTAATCAATGGTGGAAAAGGTATTGTTGAAATCGCTTATTTAACTGATTATATATTTTTATATAGAGGAACACAATACAGTTTTGTCCGTTTGAATAAGCCTGGTGATACTGTAGATTTAATATTCTCACCAATAACTATGAGTGCAGCTCCTAATTTGGGGGTAGCTCTTATTATTAGAAATGGTCCAAATTTCAAAGTCGCTTCCGATGGGGTTACTTTGGAGAGTTATTGATCATACGGCAAAGACCGTCTTTATCAGCATCTCCCAATGCTGTGATTTTGGGAAACAAATTAAACAAAAAAGAGATAATTCTAAAATGTTAAATTGGGCTGATTTTCTTGATAGAAAAAACGCCCGTTAAAA